ACCGTCATCATTGAGTTTCACAGCAACAATATCAAAATCGGTAGGAGCACTAGAAGCAACAAAGCTCTTACTATCACCAACAATAAGGAAATCACAACCATCAATAGTAACATTATCATCAACCTTTCCGGTGATATCACTCTGGAAACCAGTAGAAGTAACACCCTGAGGTGAGCCGACAATTTCCATAATTTTTTGTGTAACCTTAAAGGCTTGCACATGCTCTGGATAACGCTGGATCTTATTTTTTTGTACTCCTACAGCTGTAGCTTCGGACTGTGCGAACAATCCATAATAACCATAACAACCAATCAACCAGATAGCCAAGAAACGGTTAGAAATACGTGGCAACTTCTGAGGAATATAAGAGCGAACAGTAGTACTTACTGTCTGATGAGCCAAAAGAGCATCCCAAGCAGGAAAAACGTCTGACATAGGAACGAAGAAAGCACGGTTAACAGCCTTAATTCTTGCAAAGCTAGGAACGGGCATAGGAGCGAGACGAACCAACTGTTTTGCAGAAAGGTTAATCTTATCTCCTTTGTACATCAACTGAGAGCAGAGCGGCTGCATGAAGCCAAAGCCCATAGTTGTATTATTATCAAAACTCATATCATGGGTGTACTTCTTAGAAGCACGACCAAGCGAAATTGAACCGATTTTTAAAGTCATAATATTATATTTTTAAATTGTTACTACTTTGTTGCGGCTTCTTCGAAAGCCTTATCCAAATTACCTAAAGCACCGTCTAACTCATGATTAACAACGGTTTCACTAGGGTTAAAAAGAACTGAATCCACTTGCGAGAGTGAAGCACCAGCAGCAATCAGATCTTTCAGCTGATAAGAAGAGCAAGGGGGCAACACTACCTCCGAGGGATCCAAATCAACCAAACGAACCTCAATACCATCGCCAGATGGTACCTCTTGCATTGTCTTTTCTACAATCTTACTATTCTTCGGAATGTAGCCATTTAATTTTCTGTGTCTAAACATAAAACTAACAATATTTAGTGTTAAACTTAAATTTGCCAAGCACTACTCTCATACGTTCCTTTATCTCTTCGGTAGCTTTATAGTTGTCCGAAATAAGGGAAGAAACATAACGTGAATATGTGCCAAAGCACTTATCAATATAATTTTCAAACATAAACAAATCACCACAATAGCGTGTACTTTCCTTTGCACCATCACCAACATATTCAACAACGCTGAAATCATGAGAAACGATGTATGGGAAATCATCATCATCTTGAGTATACTGCAAAGGCAACTCTTCACCAGCACGATAAACTCGGACTACAAAGTCCTTAACGCGAGTACCTAGATCTCTGTTGTACTGATAATATGGATAAATAACCGATGTATCATACAAATCATCAATAGAACGAAGAGAAAGAATATCACTCAACATCTCATTACCAAACTTTGAGAGAGCCACATGATACAAAGCAGTACGATAAGCAATATCCTCAACAGTCAAACCAGAGCAAGCAATAGCATTTGCTAAGGCATCAACATCAACACCAGAAGCGGACACAAGACCATTGTTAGAACCATAATTATTAATGAAGTCCAGAACTTTGCCTTTGTACTTAGAAATGCGCTCATTAAAGCACTTTTCCATATACTTTTTACCAAACTCAGACAAATAACGGTCATACAAATTAGGATAATAATCACCATTTTTTCTTTTCTTTAAAGTTTCACTTAATCTTTCAGACTTAACATTTTTGTATATCAATCTATTGGCTGCAAAGGTAGGAAGTGGAACAACCTTAAACGTTGTAGGATTCACAATACCTTTCTCTAATGCAGCAATTTTCTTTTCATCAGTATCAAGAGCATCAAACATAGAATAACCTAATTGAATGCTTTGCCAGTGCTTAGGAAGACAATTCTTAATTTTCTCCTTATGTGCCTTATCAATACGACCGTCTTCTGTGTGGAGATACTTATCAACTTGTTCCAAACCATAGAAAGACATATCTTTAAGAACATACTTTTGTACATAGTTCGTAGCAGCAATATCGGACTGTATTTTAATGCGACTTTGTTCGCCTTTACTATCGATCCATTTTGTACCATTCCATTCTGGGAACATGAAGCCACGGGCATTATTATTTTCATAATCATTCCAAGCATCACGGCACATCAAACCGAATTCGTCTGGGTTAACACCAGCAGAAAGGAAGAACATACCATGAAGATGAGGGCGACGAGTAGTCTTACCATATTCAGAAGCAATAAAGAAACGGTAATAACAACCAGGATAAGCACGGTTGAAACGTGACCGCAAAACTTCTTTAAATTTCTGAACTTCTTCATTATCAAAGCAAGGAAGTGGATTACCGTTATCATCGCACAATTCCTTTATTTCAGCTGGGAAGTGCGGCAAATGCCAATTGTTAAAAGTGAATGTGAGGAAGACAACCTCACCACCTTTAGAACGTATATCCTTAATCTCATAGGCAAAACGGGTATGCCAATCACGCTTAATCTCATACAAGCAAGCGTCACACTTTCCGCAACTGCACTCAGATCCATAATAGGACAAACCAGAAGCATACGCACTAGGGTTTTTTACATAGATAGGAGATAAACACATATTAAAACCATTTTAAATTGTCAACAACCAAATAACATTCACAATATTCATTAACACTGACGTTTCGAGGGAGCGGAGAAACCGCAAAGCCGTACTTTCTTGCAATCTTTCTTATCTCTGGGTATAATCTGTATAACATGCAATACTGAGTACTATAGATCTTAACAGAGACTTTGTCAGACCAGATGTAACCATGGAGAGCCGGATAGATGCCTTTAATAGTTTTTAAAATACGGGTATTTCTTTGTATTAATTCTCTGTCCATGTTCTACAAAGGTTGTATCTGTAGAGATAATCGTTGTAACACCGTAGGCATGAACACCAGAAGAAGCGGAGCAACTTGTTAAAGTGGACACACCTAAATAACCAGCAATAAGACCAAGGGCATAAATAAGCACCTTAATAATGATAATAATAATTTCTTTTTTCATAAATCAACAATTGTAACTGTTACTAAATCACGGTTAGAAACCGCTTTCATAATACATTCAAACAAATCTCTATAAGTATCTCGAGACTGAGAAAGACCACCTTTGATCGTATTAAAACCAACAAGGATACAACCAAGCGTATCTTTTGGATAATTACCAGAGTGGATAAGAATCCCAGAGCGATTAGGGACATTTTCCAATCTAGGATAATAACCTTTAAACTTAGGAGACCAAACAACATTTACGTCATATTTTCCTTTCGGTATAGCTGGGTGAGAGATAGCACTCTCAGATGGTTCAAGAGTATGACAAAACTCAACATCATCAACAAACAAACGACCGATAATATAGCTAAGGGTCTTATATTTTCTAACAACTGTAATATTCATAATTCTTCAATTTTAAGTTCAACTTAGAAGCGATAACGCTTAACTGGATGCAAAGATAAGAGAAATTTTTCATACGGCAATAATTCGTTAACATTAATTTGTGTTTTTAAAGCCTGTTAACTTTAAGCTGTCAATAGAGAGTATATAGAACAAATGCGGTTGGGTATCAAATTAGAGGATAACAACCAACCACACCAAAAACATATTTTGGGACGTTACCGCAACAAGAAAAACCAAGTTTTCTAAGTGTGCGTACGTCTTGAACAGGATAAGGCAAGTATGGGGGCTAGCGGCTCAAAGGCTAACCGCTATGTTCTATCATTCAGCAAGGAAAAAGAGAGTTATCTTAACTAGAACCGATATGTAGGGACATTAACTAGCATAAAGGGCATATAACGAAAAAGAGGGGCAATTACGCCCCTCAATCTATTTTCCTGAAATCCACGTCGCTTTTCCATTAACCATTTCATAGTGTCCGTTATAGATACTATTAAAAAATTTATTGGTTTTATCTTGTAAAAATTTGCGAATTTCACCAATACCATTCATCAACATTTCTGTAACATTAAAAGCAAGAGGATTAACCTTATTGACCATTTCAATGATACTACTCTTCAATTTTTCATACAACTCCGGAGACGCAGAAGCAACACGTAAAAGTGTACTGACTGAATCATTACCGCCAATACCAAGACGGACAAAATGAGCGTTAAGATTATTCAAAAGGGTACGTGAAGCCGCTTCACTCTTCAAAGCCTTGTTGAGCGAAGTACGGGACAAACTTTCTGTTATTTCCTGTCGATTTCTAGCAATCTGTGAAGCAGTCAAAGCAGCAGTATTCTGCATGTTAAAGGTAATCTGATTAATTTCTTTCTTAATCTTGTTCAACTCTTCTTTAGCCTTATCTTTCTGTGCTTCGGTCAGATCTTTGCTAGCAATTTTCTGCTGCAGATCTGCATCGAGAGTAGCTAACATTTTATCCTTACTTTCAAGGAAGTACTGATTAGCATTAGCAATATTCTGCTTTTCTTCTTCGATCTTAGGCAACTGTGCCTTATTCAAATCACGCTGGGACTGTAATGCTTCTTTCTGTGCTTCTGCAATAGGGGCATTCTGAAGAAGACCAGCCAGAGAAGATACAGCAGAAGTACGACTCTCAGCCATTTGTGAATCTGAAGTTAAATTAGGAAGAGAAGCTGCAGGAGCATTAGCCGGAGAGAAGCCACCATTTAAGGAAGCTACAGACAAACCAGCACGCTTTAATCCATTCTTTTGAAGCATAGCACTGTCTTGTATCATAGCACGCTGTTGTGCATCATTAAAACGCTGCATATCCTTAGCTGCTTCAATATTCTTAGAATCGCGAGAACCTGTAAGAGAACTAAGAACGTTAATACCAGAAGCAACACCACCAAGTAAATTTCCAACATCCATAATATAAAAGTTTTATTATAAGTAAAAAGAGAGAAAGGGGGCATTAAACCCCCTTAGTCTATTCGGCACGTACATCACGGGTACTGTTGTCAACACCTTCATCATAGGTATCATAACTCATTGAGATAGGCTTCAAACAGTTAGTCAAACGAATATCAAAGACCGTCTGAACAATGAAATTATCATCCTCAACTGTAGTTGAATCTGCAACAATATCATCAATAGGAGAGCCACTCATTCTACCCTCATTATAGAAAATTCGGTTAAAGTTACCGAGATAATCATAACGGGTAGGATAACGCCAAGCAACAGAAGCAGTAGGCACTACAAAACTCTCAGTATGCAAATACTGTGCGTCACCAGCAGATATAACTGTATGAAGTGACTTTGTGATAATACGGTTCAAATGATAAGGTGAGAGACTATCACGGGTAGAACGCAAAGCCATATCACCGTTAACAATATTCTTCTTAACCTTATAACCAGAGAAGCGAGGAATATAACCAAAAGCCTTATCAGTAGAATCTGCATAAGACGTTGCACGCTTATCAAACTCACCATTATAATCAATGAGACCAGCCAACGGAGTTAACTCATAACCGAGTGCATCGAATTCTGGAGAAGGAAGAGTATAACGGTCAACACCATACAAACTCAAATCGTCACCCTGGAAGTAACCAGACTTTGGAACGATAGAGGACATAATGAAGAAGTAACCGCAAGCAGAAGCCTCATAATTGATACGGCCATCAGCAAAGCCGACACCTTTACCAGCATAAGAGCCAAGGAAATCACCTGTAGCAGTTTCACCAGAGCCGGAAGCGGTATCCGCAGAACTGAAAACATCATTAATATCGCAATTAGTTACCCATGCTCCAAGGTCGTACGAATCCTTAAAGAAATCACTAGAAGCATCAAAGCCAAAGTGGGTCTTCAAGTAGTCATCGATCTTAGTACCAATGATACTATTCTTGGACACGAAACGTGAAAGACGCTTTAAAGTGTCAAATGCAATCTGTGTCATAACGTTGTTAGCATCAAGACCAGCAGACTTAATGAACGGCAAAGATCCAAGGGTACTCTGAGTAACAGTATCTGATACTGACGGATTAACCGAACTATTAACGGTAGGCTGAGGAAGATTTACATCCGAAATACTAGCATTATTATATGGCTGAGTAGAATGAACAGAATAGAAATCATCGGACTCAGTAAACCAACATTCAGCAAGGGAAGGAAGCACACTATGAGCATCTATAAACCCAGAAGCCGAAGTTACAGTAAAGTCCAAAGTTATATTCAGATTTGTTGCCGGCTTATTACCAGCATCACCATTTTCATAAACATAGTTTATCAACTGATACATCGGAGTACTAGACCAGTTAAGAAAACGCTTAGGAGCGAAATGGTCAAACCAAGCCTTATAGAAAGCCATGATAGGGACAGCACTGATCAAGTTATCATCAGACAGATCAAGGGAATAACCAAGACCACGGAGAATTGAGTAGATACGCTTACCGTCATCATTGAGTTTCACAGCAACAATATCAAAATCGGTAGGAGCACTAGAA